TCTGATTATGGATATCAAAATGTTAGGGAAGTAATACTTGGGGAGCAAGATAAGTTAATACGTGGACAGAACTGGGATAAATTTCACCTAGATAACATTATATCTTGGTGGAAGCGTAAAGCTGGAAAACGTTATGAGAAACTTAAACAAGAAGGTCGTTTCAGAGATAAGGTCGAACTCTGGACAGAAGATGACAACATTCAAATAATACGATGAATCCAGACGACAATCCATTTTGGGGAGAACCTACTCCTACCGACTTATGGGATGATATGGACAGATTAAATGGTCTGTATGAAGAACTTGAGTGGGATCACACTGACTATCTAGAATTTAAAATAGAAGGTAATCATATTACTATCAGGAATAAGTCGAGAGAAGGAAGATGAGTGATATTGTTTTTTATTCTTATAAAGTAAATAGAAATTCTCATATAAATGATCATGAGTTAAAACGTCTTGATCATAGTATTAGTTCACTTAGAAAGTTTAATCATGAAATACCTGTTTATCTTTTTTGCGATGACCCTGAGTTTATTCCCCCTTATTTCTCTTTGGAATATGATGTAAGAGTTTTACCTTTTGAGAAAGCCCATAATCATGGAATGTTATTCATTCATAAATGGTATAATCTTAAGTTCTTTGATAAGAGAAGTGGAGAGTTTGATGATGCTAATATTCTTTATGTAGATTCAGATACTCTCTTCTATGGAGATGTTCAATATCTTTTTGATCATTATAACTATGCAGACGTATTTGGTAGAGAGGAGTTTGGTTTCAGACATGATCCTAATACTGGTGGTGGAAAGGATATAAGGAAAGCACTTGATTATGTGGATCAGTGTATTGTGGATGCTGGTGGGAAAACACAGATATACAAATATTGTTTGGGTGTGATGCTATTTAATAATGGACTTCACTTAGATGTGATAGATCGTTTGGGTGAGTTAGTTGAATTGATGTTAAAGATAAAGGATAAAAAGATTCCTTATCCAGTGCCTAATCCTCGTATATACGATGAATATGCTATGTGGATCATATTAAGTAGATCGAAGGCAGTAGGAGGTCTTTTCGGGGTGCAGGACGTGACTCAGGGATATGTAGAGCAGAAGCATGAAGAGTTCTTTAATCCTATTGTTTTACACTATACAACTAAAGGTGAACAAAAACTTGCTGCAGAGGATGAAAGATATAGAAATCTCTTAAGAGATGTTGATGAATTCAGTGAACAGATTGATCCTTACCATATATTATGACTGAACTAAAAGATTGGCTTAATTCTATTAACTTCAATAAGACTAATCTTATTGAGGAAGATCCCTCTACAATAAAGGACTATGCTCCTTATATTATCAATCGTTGTTTATCAGGTAATATTGATTCTATCTTATTTGCTAATGAAATGAATAAGTATTCTTTCCTAGACAAGGACATGCAATATTCATTTTATCTAAATACACTTAGGAAAAAGAAGAGATTCAGTCCCTGGCTCCGTAAGGATAAAGTCACAGACCTCGAAATCATTAAACAATACTATGGTTATAGTAACGAAAAGGCATCTAATGCCCTGAAAATATTAACCCCTGAACAAATTAATTACATTAAACAACGACTTGATACTGGAGGAATGAAATGACTACTTCTACGCAGGAGCCTGAAGTAAAATGGTCGCAAGACCAAATGGTTGAAGTGCTTTTAAACGAACCAGATGACTTCTTAAAGGTTAGGGAAACACTCACAAGAATTGGTGTAGCATCCAGAAAAGAAAAGAAACTTTACCAAAGTTGTCATATATTGCACAAGCAAGGAAGATATTATATAGTGCATTTTAAGGAACTCTTTGCACTGGATGGTAAACATGCTAATCTCACATCTAACGACGTACAGCGTCGCAATCGCATTACTCGCCTACTTGCTGATTGGGGACTTATTTCTGTAGTAAAATCTGAATCTGTTTCTGATATTGCTCCACTTAATCAAATTAAAGTTTTATCTTACAAAGATAAGGGTGATTGGATACTAGAGCAGAAATATAACATAGGAAAGAAAGGCAAAGCACAGGAGACGAAGGAAACCGAATAAAAATGTAGGGGATTCAACATCCCCCTTTTTTATGCTTCATGGTTAAATAGTACTGGATGCCGAAAGGATCCAAACTAACACACTCGCTTTTAAAGGAGAACCATGGCTAATCTAGCAACATATCACACTGCCAACCTTCCAGAATTAATGAAGGTGATAAGACAAAATGGCATAGGGATGGATGACTATCTGGATCGTTTCTTTAATTCAGATTTCCCACAATCTAATTATCCACCATACAATTTAATACAGTTAAATAATCATGAGTCGAAACTCGAAATCGCCTTGGCGGGGTTCAAGAAAGATGAACTTAAAGTCTATACGGAGTTTGGAAAACTATATGTTGAAGGCAGAAAAGAAGAACAGGAAATTGATGGAGAATTTATCCACAAAGGATTGGCCCAACGTTCCTTTGAACGAGTTTGGACGGTCTCCGACGATACGAAGATTGGATCCGTCGAGTTTGTTGATGGACTACTCACCGTGGAATTGACAAAGATTGTTCCAGAGCACCATGCAAGAAAAGACTTTTTATGATATAATATAAGAGTCAAGGCTTCGCTACCTCTGACTGCGGTAATCCCCTTTGGTAGGTTCAGGATTAGCGGCGATTAGGAACCTACCTTCAATATTGTGACTGATTATGACAGAAAGAAATTGGGATGATCCTCTTGATTTTAAAGAAGAAGGAATTGTGCTTGATTATAAATTAGCAGGTGTCGATATAGACGCTGGTAATGATTTTGTAAATCAAATTAAACCACAAATTAAGTCCACTCATAGACCAGAGGTCATGGGTGGATTTGGTGGTTTCAATGGTATGATGAGAATACCTTCTGGATATGAAAATCCTATTCTAGTTTCTGGAACGGATGGTGTAGGAACTAAAGGTAAGTTAGCAACACTCTTTCACAAGAATTATAATATTGGAATAGATCTTGTTGCAATGTGTGTAAATGATGTAATCACATGTGGAGCAGAACCTTTATACTTCCTTGATTATATTTCTTGTCCAACAGTAAAAGATAATCCAAAGATTGTAGAATTAGTAGCAGGAATTGCTGATGGTTGCCGTCAAGCAGGTTGCACTTTATTAGGTGGAGAGACTGCAGAGCATCCACAATCTAATGCACTTACTCCTGATTATGATATTGCTGGATTCTGCACTGGTGTTGTAGAGGAGAGTGAGATTGTTGATGGCAAACTTATCAATCCAGGTGATAAGATCATTGGTATAGAAAGTAATGGTGTTCATGCTAATGGGTTTAGTTTGATTCGTTATCTAACAACTCGTTTGAAGTTGAAAGTAGATGAATATCCAGAACTACTTAACCCAACCACAATTTATGCTTCACTAGTTAAGGACTTGGTAAAAGAGTTTCCTATTTTTGGTATGGCACATATCACTGGTGGAGGTCTTCCTGAAAATCTTCCAAGATGTCTTCCTAGAAAAGGATTAGGTATTAAGATTGATTATAGTTCATGGAAAACACCTGAAATTTTTAATGTTATTCAGCATCAAGGTAATGTGGATGATGAAGAAATGAAGAGAGTATTTAATCTTGGTATAGGATATTGTTTGATTGTTCCACCAGAAGTTGAGGTTGATACTCTAGTAGAAATAGATGGTCATGGATATAAGTCTTGGACAATTGGAGAAGTTGTGCTAGAATAGTATTAAGTGATTATATATTATGAGTCTTAAATTATTATTGCTCAAATCAGGAGAAGACATTATCTGCGATGTTAAGGAAATGGCAGCAGGTGATGATGGTAATGATAGAAGAGTAATAGGGTATTATCTAAACAAACCTTGTGTTGTTAAGATGAGAAACCCTAATGTTCTTCCTGAAGAGCAAGAAGGAAACACTCAAAAAGCAGGATATGAAGTTTCCTTATTTCCTTGGATACCTCTTACTAAAGATGAGACTATTCCTATTCCTGCCGACTGGTTAATTACATTAGTTGAACCAGTAACCAAACTAAAAGAAATGTACATCGAGGACATTGTAAACAATGGAAATCAAAGTAATAGCACTGACAACAACGCAACAGATTCTGATAAGTCAGATTGATGAAGTTCCTGCTGCTGTTCCAGGTGAACCTGATTGTAAGTTAGTGAATCCTTTCTGGATTAATACGCTAGAAGGAACTACTACTTTAGAACCATTTTTAAATGGTGTTACAAAAGATGAGTATTTTATGATGAGTTCTGATAAGATACTCACATTGGCAGAGCCAACTCCAACCCTACTTGAAAAATATCAAGACCTTATTAAAGAATGAAATTTTACACCAACGTTCAACTAATCGGCAACCAGTTTCTGGTCCGAGGAGTTGAGAATGGTAGAAGGTATGAACATCGTGATGAGTTCTTTCCAACTCTATTTGTCAAATCTAAAAAGAATCTTAAGACTAAATATAAAACGTTAAGTGGAGAAAAAGTTGAAGCAATCAATCCAGGCACGGTACGAGACTGCCGTGAGTTCTATAAGAGATATGATGA